GATGCCGGGCCGGTTGTGGCTGTCGGAGGATCTGCGGAAGGTGGTGGCCGATGTTGAGGCCGATAACGTCACCCGGATTCGGCAGGTTGTCATCACCTATGCCGAGGTGATTCGGCGGGCCAAGGAGATCCAGCAGATTCAGAACCCGGCTGAGGCCGCCCACGCCATGAACGTGCTGGCGCTGGAGGCTGGCTATCGGGACGCTGGGGCGCTGGAGCGGCTGCTGATTGCCCAGATTCAGTACGAGCAGCGTGATGACGACATGGAGATCGGCGCCCTGTTGGATAAGGAAGTGCAGTTGGACTACCTGATCCCTGATCTACTGCCGAAACCGGGTGTTGTGATGATTCATGGCGCTGGTGGTGACGGTAAATCCATGACCGCCTGGACCATTGCAAAACACGTTGCCCGCGGTATTCCTTTTTCAATTAGGGGTGCTGATGTTCCAGTTCAGCAGGGCAAAGTCCTGATCCTTAATGGCGATCAGTCTGAAGTTCAGGTCAAACAGCAGATGCAGGACTTGGAGCTTGGCCATGGTGATCCGATTCGGGTCGTTATGGGCTGGGACCTGAACTGGTATCTGCGTTTTGTAAAACTCGTTGAGAAGCACCAGCCGGCTTTGGTGATCATTGATTCGATCACCGGTTGCAGCCGGGGTTCGGCGTTCGATGAAAACCGGAAGGAGTTTGCTGGGCCGCTGTACTGGCTGGCTAACAACAATGGTCGCCTGTTCCCTGCCTGCACCATCCTCGTTGTCCACCACAGCAACAAGGCTGGAGGCTTCCGGGGCACCACCGCCCTTAGGGATGCCGTGGATGAGGTCTGGAGCCTCCGCAAGCCCTCTGAGAAGGAGCTGGAGCGAGTGGGCTTCTCCAGTCGCCTAATTACCGTTGAGAAGAGCCGCGCAGGCCGTGGTGGCAGCAAGCTGCTGCTCAAGATGCTCGAAGACCTGACCTTCGAGCTGAAGGACTACGTGGAAATGACCACGGAGAGCGCCACGCCGGCTTCCATCGTGGATCGGGTGCTCCAGCGGTTGCGGTCAGCCGCCAAGAGCGACGAGGGCCGTACACGGCAGGATCTGCACTCCGATCCGCTGTGCGGGGGAAGCGTGGTCGGCATCAAAAAGGCACTCCAGCGTTTGGAGGCTCGCGGTTTGGTCTTTAGTACAGAAGAACCAAGCTCCAGAAGGGCTGGCTCCAGCGTCAAGCGGTACTTTGCTTTGCTCTCGCGTGATATGTGTGAGAGAGAGTGTCCCCCTATAGCAAAAACCAGTCCAGGACTGGAAAAATTAGGGGGACAAGGTACTGGGGTGTCCCCCTTAAATACGGATCCGACACCTGCCCCTGGAACGCTTGACCAGCTTTCGCCCTCCAGTGAAGTCGATTTAGGGGGACACAAAAAAGGCTGTCCCCCTGAGACCGCCTGTGTTGATGCGGGTTCTGGACAGGGGGACACATTTTCTGTAACCCCCCAAGAGAGGAAGCGTTCCAAGGAGGAACTCAAGGCTCTTATGGATGCCGCAGTGAGGATGTGGGAATGATGTACTACACAAAAGACGGAGAGCCCTCTTATGTGCCACAAACTGATGAACAACGTTTCGCTGTTTGGGTGCAAAAAGTTAGTGATTGGCGCCTAGTTGTAGTTAAAGAAGTTGTAAAAGACAGATTCGGTAAACCCTGCAGAAATCGTTTAGGGCAAGTTTTATACAAAGAGGTAGAAAAGGTGGTGGGTACAGGCATAGCCGAACCCACCGAAGAGGAGTTGGCCCGTGCGTGCGCCAAGCCGTGTCGTTACAGGAGGGCAGCCCGTGCATCACGCGCCTAACTTTTTCCTAGGGCTCATGCGGGCTGCCGCGTGGCTTATCTGGAGGGACACCGTGGCTAAACCTGAACCGCCCCAGCCGAAGCGTCCCAGGAAGCCAACCTTGGGTTACACCGTCGGTGACATCCCCTTCGAGCTACTGGCCGTCGTGCGCGTTCAGTGGTATCGAAGGGGCCGGGCGTATGAGGTTGAGGAGTACCAGATCGTTGAGTCAGACGATGCCCACGGGCAGTTTCACTACATCGTTGGGACGGCGCTCAAACAGGGCGCTGACGTCTGTGTTCTGACTCAGTACCAGCCGGAAGACCTGGGGGTTCCAGCGTGATTCCGCCGGTGGTGGTCTTTGGGTTGACGTGGCTGCTGGGGATGCTGGTAGTCACTGTCTACCTCACCCAATGGGCCACATGAAGAATTGCAACAGCCCGGCTGGACGCCTAGCTGGCTGTGTGCAACAGTAAGGGCACGCCCGCAACGGCGTGCCTTTTATTACTGATTGACATGGACGATTTCACCTGCACCAAAGTTGACAACACCAAGCTCAGCCCGTGGTACTTCGCCGTCCACTGGTCTGCGATTCAGCTCCAAGAAAAAATCGTCGATAGCGAGCGTCTCGGTGTAGACCCGACCTACGACATGCTCCAGCTCCAGCAGCTGCAGGACTTGGAACAGTTCTTGAAGATGAGCTGGGATGCCTGGATGGACGGCATCGAAGCCCGCCAAACTGCACGGGAGGTCAAATGAGCCAGGTACTGGAAATTGAGGATCTGTGGTTTGAAGATGGTGGTACTCGCCTCTGTGTCAATGCCGTTGTTGACGACATGGTTGTGGTCATTCCGCAAAGCCACCTTTATCCGGCAGAGTGGGGGCCTGCCTTGTGCAGAGGCTCCTTCGACCTTCACGAAGAGGATCTGATCCCCGCCAGCGATGACGGACTCCGCCAACTCCTCACCAACAGAATCGACGACTGGGCCCCAATCGACACGTCTGATTGGGACGACTGAAGCCCGCGAGCTTCGGAACTCCGAGGACTACGACGATTGGGAGTACGGCACCGAGCCAATCCCCGGCGACACGCACTGGGTCAAGGCGAAAACCCTGACCCAGTTGTATCGTCACCTGATCTACGTGTTTGCCACCAGCGACACGATCTGCTCCAGCAGACTCGCCAAGCTGGCCATCCACGAGATTCTCAAGTTGCGTCTCACGGATCTCACCCGGTTACGCCACCAAGACCCCCGGTATTTCGCATGAACTTTGACTGGTACAACGATTACTATCGGCAGTCCCGAGGTTACGGCCCCGGTGAAATAGCCGATCTCTATCGGCAACCTGCTAAACCCTCCACCTCCGTTCCAAGGGAATTTCAAGGGCGTTTTGCGACGCCTGCTGAATACGACGCTTGGGTGCGCGAGCGTTGGAGCATTTACACCAACGGCTATTGATGACTGAAACCAACGTGGTTCCGTTCTACAGGTCCTTCCTGTTGAGCCAGACCGTTTACTTGGACAAGATCAAGGAGATGCCGCTTCGAGACTTGGAGCTGCTCAACGTCGAGACGTTGGCGGCCCTCAACGAGTCGCGGCACAACTACTCCTTTATCGAGGACAAGCACAGCGACGATGCCAGCTCAGAATTTCGGCGCATGAAAATCGCCGGTTACTTTCAGGCTGCGCTCCAGATCGAGCTTTCTTCTCGCTGATCCTGTACTACACTCTCACCGTTCTACCAACGATCATGCACATTCTTTCTGACGAACAGTTCCAGCAGATCACTACTGCCCTGGAGCACGCCTTCGTGGCCATCAACGCCTGCCAGCACGTCGAACTGGACGTGACCAAGCCGGCAATCGCACCAGCAGCTAAGCCTGTGCGTGCAACCGCTACCCAGTCTCAACCTAAGACTCGTGTGTCGCGCCGCAAGGCGAGGGCGGCGTTGACGGAGAAGAAGGTGCTGGAAATTAAGCGCCAGCTGCAGGTTGGTGGGAAGTCGGTCGCCAAGATCGCTAAGGAGTTTGGCGTCCACAGCACCACGATCAACTGCATCAAGTGGAACAAGACGTGGAAACACGTGACGCTCCAGCAGGATCAGCCCACCACGGTGGTGATCTGAAGTGTCGATCCTGTGTGACCATCAGATTGTGTCGCTGGTGCGGCGAAATCTGGTAAGCCCCTACGACCAGGAGTTGCTGAATCCCGCGAGTCTCGATGTGAGACTTGGCGAGAACGTGTTGGTGGAGGATGCGGTTAGTCCGCAGTTAGTCCACCTCTCGATTGCGGGGCACACGCAGGAGGAACCTTTCTTGCTCCAGCCGCATGAGTTCATACTCGCGGAGACGTTGGAGGAGTTCCAGCTGCCTGACTGTATTGCTGGGCAGCTGGCGCTCAAATCCAGCCGGGCTAGGGAGGGGATTGAGCATTTGCTTGCTGGGTATATCGACCCCGGTTACAAAGGGCGGTTGACGCTGGAGTTGCAAAATGCACGCGCTATGCATCCGGTTTCATTGTGGCCTGGGATGCGGATTGCACAGATTGTGTTCCACCGCATGTCGATGTTGCCCGGCAAAGACTATTCAATGACTGGCCGTTACCACGGCGATACCACCGTTCAGGAATCCAAAGGATGAGCGATTTTCAGTTCCAGGTCAGCGACGCGGTGCATCATCCCAGCCACTACACCGCCGGCAAAATAGAAGTCATTGACATCTTGGAGGATTGGGTCCAGCACGCGCCAGATGCTGTGACTGGCTCGCTCCAGTGGCAGTGCCTCAAGTATCTCAGTCGGATGTGGCTGAAAAAGGATCCGCTGGAGGATGCCGAAAAATGTCGGTGGTATTTGAACCGGCTGATTAACACCCTTGCAACTGAGGCTTATCGCAATGACTGATTACAAAGCAACGCCAGCGCAATGGCGGCAGATTGAAAATAGCCAAGTTTTTAATGGGAGCTTTCAGGCGTGTGTTCTTGAGCTTCGCTCCAGGGTCGAAAAACTTGAGTTGGGTGCCGGTATCCGCGACATTGTGGCTAAAGAGCTGAAAAACAGTCCTTTGGTAGAGCCCAAGAGATCGCTGATACAACGGGTGCATAGCTGCATCGTGAGTGAGCCCGAGTGCGGTCACATGCAAGCTCGCGCCGTTATCCGTGAAGTTGCACATTGGATGCGGGAACAAGAAGGTGACTATTCGATGATCCGATGGCTGGAGATGGAGATTGATGACTGAGCCCAAGAGGCCGCCGACTAAGACGTCGTTCCAGCAGGGGTCGATTCCGGGGACCGCGGTGTTGACGCCGCAGAACGCGCTGGATTTGAGGCATCTTTATGCCTCCGGCACTTCGATTTCGGAGTTGGCCAGGGTGTATGGGATTTCGTACCAGCACGCTTGGTGCATTGTGAAAAACAGGAAGTGGCGTAATGCGATGCGCCAGGTGTGATTTCAAGCGGATGGACGTGGATCGCACTTGCCGGGATACGGCGGAGTCGATTCTGCGCCAGCGAAAATGCCCGCAATGTGGGCACAAGGTTTTTACGGTCGAGGTTGAGTTGCCCGATGGCGCAGCTCAGCACACCAAAACTGGCGTGATGAAGCGCCTTCCAGGATTTTTACGTGTTCGTTTTTTCTGATGCAAGTTCCAATCAACAGTCGCCGCTGCATCCAATGCGGCAGTATCACCACCAACGCCGTCTACTGCTTCAAGTGTTATCGCTCCAGCGATGCAGGGAAAGAGGAGTTGCGGCTGCAGCATTTGTTGAAAAAGCACAAGCCGCTGCCGGATGGCGGGGAGTGCCGGACCTGCGTTCACTGGTATCACCGCTGCACCTTGGGGATTCCCGAGGGTGGGACGGTGCTGGCTGAGTTGTGTGCGGCCAAAGAGCTGACAGGTGTGTTAGAGTAATACAGAACACGCCCTACCCGGCATGAACATTCTTCAGGGGATCGAGCACCTGCACACGCTCGACGGCGCCAGCTTTGTGGCGTTTGACGTGGAGACCACTGGGCTCCAGCCGAAATTTGGTGGTCTGCGGCTGCTGCAGCTGGCCACCGTGGATCAAGCGCCCGTTGTACTGGACTGCTGGCAGTTCAGCGATGAGGACTGGATCACGCTGGAAAACTTCTTCACCAAGGAGCGGACCTGGCTGGCGCACAATGCCGTGTTTGATCTGGGCTGGCTCCAAGAGCATGAGATTTACCCGGAAGGATTAGTATTTTGCTCTATGTTGGCTAGTCGTATTCTTACCAACGGTTTACCTAACCAAAAACACGGACTTAAGCATGTAGTTAATGACTACTTAGATTACGATATTTCTAAAGACGAGCAGAAAAGCGATTGGTCAGGAGATTTAACACTTAGTCAGTTAGAGTATGCCGCAACAGATGTTGTTGTTTTGACTGAACTATATGATGTGTTGCAAGAACTTATGGCTAAATATAAGCCCAGTTTACAGCCGGCATGGCGATTAGAGTGTAAAGCGCTACCTGCAATGGCACAGTTGTGGCGAACGGGTTTACCGTTTAATAAAAGCGCACTAGTTAAACTAATTGAAGAACTTGATATTGAAAACTTTGAAATAGGCGAACAATTTATCGAAGATTTTGATGCGGCTCTTCCTCCTCTGGCTAAATTAGTCAGAAACGAACAGGGTAAAATTTTATATCAAGTAAAGCCTGGGGCAAAGGGCACAAAACCTGACAAACGTGTATTTAACCTTAATAGTCCCATTCAACTGTTAAACAAATTTACTGCCTTACTAGGTGCTGAACCTTTAGACCCAAAGACCGGTAAAGCTAGTGCTAGTAAAGCAGCACTCCAGGAGTACGTTGGAGAACACAAAATAATTGCGGATTATTTGCGGTGGAAACGTGTAGAAAAGCGGCGGCAAATGGCGGAGACTTTGTTAAAGAATTTGTCGGGTGATGGTTTTATTCGTGCCAGCTACCTGCAGATGGGGGCTGACACCGGCAGGATGAGTTGCATGAGTCCCAATCTGCAACAAGTGCCGCGGGACGTGCGTTTTCGGGCTTGTGTGCAGGCACCAACTGGTTGGCGACTGGTTGTAGCGGACTATGGACAGATGGAGTTGCGGCTGGCGGCGGCAGAAGCTCAAGATCCTCTTATGACTCAGGTGTTCCAGCAGGGGAAAGACCTGCATACGATTACAGCGACGCAGATTTATGGGGTCAAAGAAGAAGATGTTACAAAAGAACAGCGGCAAGTTAGTAAGTCAGCCAACTTCGGTTTGTTATACGGAAGTGGTGCAAAAGGGCTCAGAAATTATGCCGCAACAATGGGAATCCAGATGGATCTTGATGAGGCTACGGCGGTGCGGGAAAAGTTCCATGCTGCATATACAGGCATCTCCGAATGGCAGCAGCGAAATGCTCTCGCTGCTCATGCGGATTCGTACAACGCATCTATCCGCATACGCGAATCGGGCTTGCGGCGGTTTCTACCGGGCGAGAACAATAAACTTACGACCCGTTGCAACACCCCAATCCAGGGAGCTGGTGCCGCCGTCCTCAAACTTACGCTCGGCAAACTGTGGCCGTTCCTTAAAGCAGACGGGGAAGAGCGGGTGCGCTTGGCCGGCGTGGTGCATGACGAGATCATCCTGCTCGTGAAAGAAGAACACGCCGACGTTTGGGCCGCTCAGCTCCAGGCAATCATGGAAGAAGCTGAAGCTAAGTGGCTTGGCGATATTCCACCGCTGGCCGAGGCTAAGGTCGGGTTGAGCTGGGACCAGGCAAAGTGATCCAGGAGGACTTCGAGTATCGGGTCAGGATGTATGCACTCCATGGCCCGATGCACGATGTTTATGTGGTGGCGCCGGATGCGTTCCAGGCGCACCAGCAGGTCAGGCAGCAACACCCCGGCTGCCTGGTCCAATCCATCAAGCGAGTCTCAGAGTTAGACCAGTGAGTCCAGCCCGCACGGGAAGGGAACTTGTGATGGAGTGGCTCCAGCGGGAGATAAGGCTGGCGAAGACGGCGGATTTGCACAGAATGGCTGCGTTTTTGGAGTGGGCGCGGCAAATTCGGCAGGGGTGTGCCAAGCAGAGGGGTGGGGCGAGGCGGGCGCAGTCCAATGCGTGGCGGAAAAAAGTGGATGAGGATATTCGGTGGTAATTACCCGACGCCATGCCCACATTGGAGCAACAAAGCCTCGGCCTCTTCTTCTGTCGGTGATTCAATGACGGCGACAGGTTTACCGCAGGCGGTGCAGAGATACCAGTGGGTCGAGCCTTCGCCGCCGATGCCGTATTCAGCTTTGCAGCAGGGGGTGGAATACTCGGACATGGCGCGTGTCTAGTGTTTCTCAGTATGATACTATGTATCAGACTAGACCCCGTACCATGCCGCTGAAGCACGGATCGAAGCTGTATTGCCAGTTGCTGCTGGACCCGCATCGGTACAAGCTGGCGGAAAATCTTGCGGC